CGCAGGGGGTTTTCCATAGTGCTGCTTGCTTTCGTTGATCTCAGACAGCCGTTCGGGGCTGCGCGTGAGAAGGCCAAGGTCGCGCAGGTGTCGCAGAGCCATCGACACGGTGTCAACCAGATCATCGTGCTTGCCGCGCGGAAAAACAGAGACCTGACGGATGACCTGCTCGGCCCAAGCCATATTCGGCGCGTAAATCATGCCCTCAGCGAACAAATGCTGAACACTGTAAAGACGGCCAAGCTTGTCGATGCTGCGCGGATCGTAAAGGTGGACGGCGAATTGCTCGTGGTTGAACAGGCGGCGCAGCTCTTGGGCGACGCTGTGGCCTGCGGCCTTATTCTCGATCAAGACCTTATCGACCTTCAGCAACTTGCAGTCCTTGGCCACCTTTTGCACCAGCTCGTGCAGTTCGAGGCGCTCGGCCCAGCCGTGCATGAGGATGACGCGCGGCACGGCATCGAGTTCCGAGCCGTAGTAGCTGTTCACCGGCAGATCATAAGCACGGCCATAACGATCAACGGACCGCGTGGCTTGGATGTTGGGATCGCCTGAGAAAACGCCCCAGACCGTCATGGCCGAGAAGTCGCCGCGCTCCTCGGCCTTGCTGCTGTAGGCTGTATCGAGAGAGGCCACAACAAAGTCGAGGGGCGGGAAGGCTGGTTGATCCCAAAGTTGCCACCACTGGTCCTTGATGACGCCACCGCCTCGTGGCGTGGGCGTCTGCTGGTGCTGTGAGGCGACAGCATAAGGCCCCATCGCGGCCTCGTCGCGGTCCACCACATCAGGCGGGAACCGCTGCGGGAACAGCAGTTCACCTTCCTCTTCGCGCACATCGCAATAACCGAGCTTGGTCGGCAAGCCTGCCCGCCAAGCCTCAAAACGCATGGGCAGGCAAATGTGGTCGTAGACGCCTTTGAAGCCCTTGCGGTCGAGAACGACGCCTGACACGTCTTCCTCGTGCAGGCGCTGCATGATGATGACAATGGCGCTGGTTTTGGGATTGTTAAGGCGCGTCGGAACAGCTTCTGTGAACCATTCAAGCGTCGAGGCGCGCATGGCGTCTGAGTTGGCCGACTCGACGCTGTGAGGGTCATCAAGTAGAAGTCTGTCCCCTCGGCTACCCGTTATGGAACCTGCCGCTAGCGCCTCGCGGAACCCGGTCGCAGTGTTCTCAAATTTCGTCTTGGCGTTCTGATCGCCGGTCAGCTTCACCCGGTCGCCCCAATGCTTCTGATACCAGTCGGAGGTGACAAGGCGACGCATCTTGGTCGAGTCGCGGATCGCGAGACCCTGCTGATGCGCGGCGCAGATGTAACGCAGATGCGGCATGTTGCGCGGCCCCCATTCCCATGAGGGCCAGAAGATGTTGACGATCATCGACTTCATGGTGCCCGGAGGCACGTTGATGAGGAGTCGATTGTAGGGCGAGCCATCTTCAAGGACGTGGCCGTCCGTGATCGCCTCAAGGTGGGCGCAGATCATGTCGATGTGCCAATTGTGAACGTAGGGCTGGCCGGGCTCGACGACATGCCAAGCCTTCTTGATGAAGTTAGCTAGCGACAGTTCGCAGCGGCGCTTCTCGATGGCGTCAAGCGTAGAGCGTCCATCTATGTCGCGAGGGAGATCAATCTTTCCCAAGCGTGGCCACCAGCGCGGTTTCAAGCGCGTCTAGCTGATCGTCGTCCAGCTCGCTGACATCGAGCGTTCGCAGCGTCACAGCCTGCTGAATAGGCCCGCCGCCTGCGCCTGTGACTTCCTTGCGATCAGCGTAATCCTCGCGAAACCTGCTTGCTACGTTCTTGTGCCAGAGCGGCGCGTTGAAGTTGCGATCATCAAGCCCTGTCTGCCCGCGATCCTCCCACCAATTCTGAGAATGGGTTATGGCGCGCGCAAGTGCTTCGGAAAATTCAGGGATTGTATTATTCCAGTAATCAATAGTGGATTTGTCCACATCAAAACGAGCGGCCATCTGGACCTTTGACTTGCCCAGCTTACCCAACTCAATCACGGCTTCACAATATTCAGGTTTGTAAAGCGACGGCCTGCCGCGCTTCAACAGATCCTCTGGTTTCTTCTTCGGAGTGGCCATAGATCACCTTCATAACTTCATCAGCTTGACCTAAACAAAACTCACATGGGCTCTCGCAGGGCTCGCCGGGCAAACCGTATCCGCAAAGGGCCAATGCGATTTTGTCCATCAATTCCATGCGTAAAGATAAGCGACGGCGGGCAATGAGGCAAGAAGGCCCGGAAAGTCGGCATAAGAGCCCCCAAAAATTATTTTCACTTTTTTTCTTCAACCCTGTTGACAACCCGCAATGGTTGCGGGTATATATAGGTCATCAACAACGAAGCAACTAACGGAGCACACCATGAACATCCAGACCCAACTCGACGCCCGCTTTGCCCGCCGCACCCACGCTGAGAACCGCTACCTCGACCGCCTTGAGAAGAAAGAGCGCGCCGCCGAACACTTGATCGGTGAGCTGTGCCGGGAAGGCAAAACCATCTATTACATCAATCTCCGCGACCGGCAGAACCGCCTCACCGGCAAGATCAAGGAAAGCGCCAGCGCCATCGCCCTGATCGACTACCTCATCCGCAACGATTACATCTAAAGGGGGCTTCGGCCCCCACCCTCCCTCACACATTCACTAACAGGAGCTAAACAATGTCCAACATCGCCACCCTCGCCGACGACTACGCCACCCTCGACGCCCAGATCAAGGCCCTGACCAAGCAGCGGGACGCCATCAAGGCCCAGATCCTTGAGACCAAGGAGACGGTCATCCACGGCGACCGCGCCATCGTGAAGGTCTCTGAGAGCTACCCCACGACCTTCTCGAAGGATCTGGCCGAAACCCTTCTGAGCCCCGAAGACTTCCGCCGTTGCCACGCCACGGCCATCAAGCCCACCATCAAGCTGACAGTCAGCGCGACGGCCAAGGCCTTTGCATAAAATAATTTCAAAATAATCGCGGGGTGCGCTTGACACCCCGCAATCATTGCGGCATCAATGAACCTGTAAGCAAAAGGCTTACGCACAAACAAGGAAATCAATCATGTACTACGTCGTCCCCAAAGACCGTTCCATCATCAAGAGCCTCAAGAGCTTTGAGACCCTCTACGACGCCCGCCAGTTCGCTGACGCCACCAAGGGCGAGACCGGCGAGAATTATGATGTGATCCGCATGGACCGCGTCTGGACCACCCAGACGTTCGACGAGGCCCACCTCGCCTCGCTCGACATCCCCCACATGGCTCGCGATTAATATCCCAAGGGGAGGGGCAACCCCCCTCCCTGTTCATTTTCAAAAAATCAAACAGGAGCCCACCATGACCAACACCACCAAGTTCACCTTCATCATGACCCGCTACAACAACCGCCCCTTCCTCAACGAAACCATGTACCCCACCACCAAGGAGGCGATTGACGACATCGCCACAGGCCAGATCGACGCCGACACCATTGAGAAGGTGGTCGAGATCGACCTTGAGGTCGGTTCCAGCCGCGACGTTACCCGCCTTGTCGCGCTTGAGGTCTGGCGGATACTTGACTCAAACAACGATTACGCATGGCTCGATATGCGCAATTGGCTGGAGAGCTTCGACCTCGACTGCGAGCACCTGACCGGCGAGACTGGCGATCTTGCCCGCGACTTTTACGGGAGGTGAGCATGAGCAAGCGCGAATACAAAATTGTCGTCCACTACGACCTCGCCAGCTACCACCCAGACCAAGACTGGGTGGCCTACGACGACCTGACCTACAGTGGCGAACCGGACGACAAAATCGGCTACGGAAAAACTCCCCGCGAAGCCATCGACAACCTCCTAGACGCACTGGACATGGAATGACCATCATCCGCACGTCAGAGGGTATGTACATCCTCACCCAAGGCCCAGCCATCATAGGCTGGGTCCAGAGGGCCGCGCGGGGCTGCTGGCGGGCCTTGACGCCCTCCGGGGCGCTCACCCACCACCGGACGCTCACAGAGGCCGTGGAGGCCATTGAGGGCCAGCCATGACCCCCATCAAAACCACCATGCAGCGCCACGGCCTCACAGTGCGAGACGTAGCCCTCCTGACGGGCTCCACCACCCGGATGGTGGAATACTGGCGGGCGGGGCGCTGGCCCGCTCCACGGGCCGTAGAACTGATCCTAGCGGCATTGGACGAGGGCAGGATCGACATAGACTGGCTGGCGAAGAAGTTGGAGGCTGCGCCATGATCGACGAGACGGGGAATGTCTACGGGCGCCTGACCGTTCTTCGGACCAAAGGCAATCTGAACAAAAACGGTCGATTGCTCTGGTTATGTAAATGCTCATGCGGTGCTGAGAAAGAGATTGAGGGCCGCGCCATGCGCCGAGGCAGGATCAAATCCTGCGGCTGCCTCAAGCACCAGATGATGCGCCAACGCTACCACAACGCCCGAAGTCCGGTCTGGGCTCGCAGTCCCCTAGACGAAGTGGATGAAGACATCATTGGTTGAAGACTACAACCAACTCAAAGCCCCCCAGTCCAACTCGGGGGCTTTTTGCCGGTCGGACTATCCGCCGCACCGGACGGACCACCGGACTACTCCTTAGGAGTAGTAGTCCGGTCCGGTCCGTTTTCCGGGCGTTTTGCCCCCAAACGGACCGTCCGCCAAAAGTCCGGTCCGGTCCGTTGGTCCGTTCGGACCCAAACGGACTGAGTCCGCAAAAGTCCGGTCCGGTCCGGTTAAGCTTAACAATCAACGGGAGGACTTTCTAATCATCATGGCCGATGCCTGAACCTCGTTTGATACGACCCAGCCATTGCCCTCTGGGGTGATGATCTCGGCGATCAGGAGCGCCCCGATAAGCTGGTCGGGATACCCCGGCTTCATCTTTTTGTCGGCGGTCGCCTCGCTGCAACCATCCTTCATAAGCTTCGCCTTTAGAGCCGATCTGGTCAGGTATGGGAGACCGTCTTGCTCCTCGGCCCCGGAGTCGTACCACGCCGCCTCGAACTGCTTGCGCAGCGCCTCGACCTTACTTTCCTTCTTGGCCACCACAGGGGCCTCTGTGAGGCTCACGATGGCGCTTGTGACGGGCTGGCCATCCTCGTCCATCCAGCCGGGTATCTCGACCGACTGCAAAACGGCATAGACGGGCTCGGCCAGCTCTGCGTCTTTGCTTTTGCGTTGGACGATCGACATCGGGTTTTCGTCCTTGCCCGGCACAATGCTGATCTCAATGTCGAGGGCCCCGCGCCATGCTGAGGAGCCGCGCGCCCGGTGCTGGGCCTCGTCACTGACGCCGGTGTGATGCACGAGCAGCACCGAACAGCCAAACTCGGCCATAAGCGCCCCGCAGGCGTCGAGCATGGTCTTGGCGTCTTGGGCAGAGTTTTCGTCGCCCAACAAGAACCTGTGCAAAGTATCGACCACGATCAGGCTGGGGCGCTTGGGCAGCGCCCTGATATTGTCCACCACTCGCATATAGCCCGCAGGCGTATTGAGATCGCAGCCGTCGCGGCTGAGCCATATGTCCGCATCAACATCGACATGGGCGGTGTGCCAAGCTGCAAGGCGGCCCCGCAGGCCGTGATGACCCTCGCCCGCTAAGTAGACAACCGTTCCGGGCCGCACTTTATTCCCGCCCCATTCCGTGACGCCTGAAGAGATGCGCAAACACCAATCCAGCACGACGAAAGTCTTGCCGCCCCCGGAGGGGCCGTGAACCATGATGAGAGCCTTGTCCTGAAGCCATCTCTTGACGAGCCACGAGATGGGCGCGGGCTGAGAGCGAAAGGCGAGGCCCCGAACCAGCCAATCGTCCTTAGGCGGGACAAGGAGCGCCGTCAGGTCATGGCCAGCTTGGACAAAATCATTCGCGTCACCGGCTTCGGGGGGCATGATGAACCTCGCGCCGTGTTTGGCCGCCGCTTGCTCGGCGTAACGCTGGCCGACGCCGGAGGCGTCATTATCGGCCACGATCACAATGTCCTGTGTGGCCCCATGAATGTCCCGCAGAATGCCGGTGACGGGGACTAGGTTGGAGGCGGAATAGGCGACGATGCACGGGCGCCCTGAAACTTCATGGATGGTGGCGGCTGTCGCGAAGCCCTCAGCCACGTAGAGGGTGCCGGGCTCATCTAGGGTTCCCACCTGCCAAAAACGGCCTCCGGTCGGGGCTCCGGCGTGGTAGAGCTTGCCGCCGTCTGCGTCGATGTATTGGAGACTGGAAAGGGTGCCGTCCTGATCGTAAAGCGGAACGACGAGGCGGCCATCGCCAGTCACGCGAGCGCCGTGGGTATGGATGCCCTTGCGGGTCAGGTAAGGGTGATCCGGGCTCGCGGCCATGCAATCGACCCAAATCTTTTCCACAGTATTTATTGCAACCTCGCGTTTTCTGGCCTGTTCGGCGTCCCTGAGCGCCTTGGCCTCAGACATGCGCCGGGCGTGGGCCATTTCTTCAGCTTGGGTGAGCTTGCGCCCAACATCGGCCCGCCACGTTGACTCGACGCCCGCCCGCCAGCACCCGAACCGACCGGCAGGAACGCCATCGCCAAAGGCGATGTACCAGCCGGGCTTATCGCCGTGGCCGCCTGAGCCTTTCGTTCCGCTTGCGAAACGATGAAGCTTGCCATCCAGAATGATGTCGCCGGGCGGGATGAGGCCAGTTTCAATTATTGCGGCGCGAAGCTGATCTTCCGGGGGCAAATCAGAAGAACCCTTCGGCTGCCACGAAACCCCCAAAATGTCGGTAATGTCAGCCATTTTGCTTGGTCCCTTCCAGATAGTCGCTAAGGGCCTTCAGGACTTTGTAGCTTGGGTTAGCCGACTCATTGTCGCGCACGGCCTTGATGGTGTTGTAATGCAGCCCCGTGGCCTCCGACACCATGCTAAGTCGCCGGTCCCGTAACGCAAGCCGAATGGCCTCAATTGTCAGCATTTTTCATCCTCATGTGGATTTTCGACATTTCCGTGTTGAAAGATGCCCGCAAATCACTTAGGTTGCAAGTGTTGATCGAACGGATGGTCCGACCGATCAAGACAAAGGAGGCCGCTTTGGCCATATCAGTAAAGACTACGGGCAGTTTGTCTGCCAACGGCGTCAAGGTGCTTGTCTACGGGCAGGCGGGCGCTGGCAAAACGTCGCTTATCCCCAGCCTTCCCGATCCTATCGTTCTTTCGGCTGAGGGCGGCTTGCTTTCCATTCAGGACGCCAATCTCCCTTATATTGAAATCACAAGCATGGATGACCTGAAAGAAGCGTTTGAATGGATGTCTTCGTCTGAGGGCATGAAGTTCAAAAGCGTGGCGCTCGACAGCATCAGCGAAATTGCCGAGGTGGTGCTGAACCACGAGAAGAAGATCGCCAAAGACCCTCGGCAAGCCTATGGCGCCATGCAGGAGCAGATGGCCGACATTATCCGCGCGTTCCGCGATTTGCCGGGCCGCCATGTCTACATGAGCGCCAAGCTGGAGAAGTCGCAGGACGAAATGGGGCGCATCCTTTATGCCCCGTCCATGCCCGGCAACAAGACAGGCCAGAGCCTGCCCTACTTCTTTGATGAGGTGCTGGCCTTGCGCGTTGAAAAGGATGCGGACGGCAATACCCAGCGGGCCATCATGTGTGACAGCGATGGTCTCTGGCTGGCCAAGGACCGTTCCGGCAAGCTCAACGCTTGGGAAGCCCCAAACCTTGGCGAGATCATCGCAAAGATAGCGGGTGCGTCATGAAACCACTTCAGAGGCTTTCCGAGGAATGGATGGAAGCGAAGGACGCAGAACGGGACGCCACCGAAAAGCGTCGTCTCATTGAGGATGAGATTGTCAGGCTTTTGGAAATCGAAGAGACCGACAATCATTCTCGTGAGTTTGAAGCCGATCCGTTTACGATCAGGATCTCGTCTCGCATCAACCGAAAGGTGAACGGCGATTTGGCGCAAGAGATCGCAGCGGAACATGACATGCAGGACTATCTGAGCGTCTTGTTTCGTTGGAAGCCAGAACTCAGCATGACCGCATGGAACGGCGTGGGGGATAACGTGAAACAAGTTTTCTCCCGCGCAATCACATCAACTCCGGGGCGTCCATCTTTCGTAATCATGCGAGAAGCCCCAATCTCTAAAATGAAGGTGAAATGAAATGGCAAACCTTGGTGAAACTTTCGACGTTGACGCTCTCCCGCAGAGCAACACCGGAAACTTTGATCCGCTTCCGGCTGGCTGGTACAGCGCGACAATGGCAGGCGCTGAACTGAAGGCCACGAAGAGCGGGACGGGTCAGTATATCTCTATTCGCTACGACATCACCGGCCCAACTCATCAGGGCCGCGTGGTGTTCGGCAATCTCAACATCCGCAACGCCAATCCGAAGGCTGAGGAAATTGGCCGTCAACAGCTTGGCGACATTTGCCGCGCGATTGGTCTGGCTCGCGTGAGCGACACAGATCAGTTGATCGGTCACAGCCTGATGGTGAAGCTGGATGTTGAGAGGTCTGAACAGTACGGCGACAAAAACAACGTGAAGGGCTTCAAGGCCATCAGCGGTGGTGCGCCTTCGGTTGCGGCAAAGCCTGCGGCGACTGCCGCTGCGCCTGCCAAGGCCGCGCCTCCGTGGGCGAAGAAGTAACATCAACCGCCCCGGTCAAAAATGGCCGGGGCATATCTCAAATATAAAGGAGGTTGTGATGAATATGAATGGCTCACTAAATATTGGTTTTGATAATGGTTGTTTGAAATGTCCTTATTGTGGGGGTGAATGTATGCACCACAGCAGCATTGATGTTTTTGAGAGAGGAGAAGACAACCCAGAACATACGAAAGTTCATATTGATGGAACACAAGTGAAGGTCACAAGGGGAAGTCACGGAAATCCTTCTCCGCGTAGAGATGGCATGAGTATTTTATTTTGGTGTGAGGGTTGCGACAATCATCCAAAATTAAACATTTATCAGCATAAAGGCAGCACATATATTCAGTGGGGTTGAGATGACAAAAATTCCAGAACCCGAAAACACCATTGAGAACTTGATCGACAAGGCGCACGAGAACCGCATCAGCAAACCGCGCCCGCACATGGGGGCCTCAATGCTTGGTCACCCATGTGAGCGGCGGCTGTGGTTGTCGTTCCGGTGGGCGGTGCAGCCAAAGTTTTCTGGCCGCATACTGCGTTTGTTTCGACGGGGCCATCAGGAAGAAGCGAACATTATCGCTGACCTCCGCTCCATTGGCGTTATGGTGAAGGCAGTAGACACGCAGGACGGCGTAAACTTTGGCGCTCATGTGTCTGGCAGTATTGACGCCATCATTGAAGGCGGCGTCCCAGAGGCTCCGCACAAACGCCATATAGGCGAGTTTAAGACGCACTCATTTAAATCATTCAACGATGTGGAGGCCAAGGGTGTCGAGAAATCAAAACCTGAACATTATGCTCAAATGCAGGTCTACATGCATGGGACAGGCATTGACCGTGCGCTATATGTGGCGGTTTGCAAGGACAACGACCGCATCTACACCGAAAGGGTCAGGTATGATGCGGAGTTTGCGGAGAAGCTGGTCGCGCGTGGCAAGCGTGTGGCGCTGTCTGAACGTATGCCGCCGCCTATATCAACTGACCCTTCATGGTTTCAGTGTAAATTCTGCGATGCGCATTTTTTCTGCCACGAGACGCATTTGACTGAGCATGTGAATTGCAGGACATGCGCGCATAGTACACCAAAAGAAGACAGCACATGGCATTGCGAACGGTACGACGCGCCAATTGAGATTGAAACTCAGCATGGCGGGAAAGATTGCCCTGCCCATACGCTCCACCCTGATTTGGTGCCTTGGCGAATGAAAGACAGCGATAATGAATGGATTGCAGTTTATGAGGTTGACGGGCATGACGTAAAAAACGGCGAAGGCGCGTTCAGCAGCCTTGAGTTGATTTCGAACGCTGATGGATGCACCAAACCCATGGTTGAGGCAGTAAAGAAAATATGGCCGGGCGCAAAGGTGGTGAAATGACAAAGCTCCGTGACTACCAACAGAAAGCAATCGACGACCTTTATGCGTGGTTTGAGGCGGGGAACAAGGGAAATCCTTGCATTGTCATGCCGACCGGATCGGGCAAAAGCCATATCGTGGCGGCGCTTTGTAAAGACGCGCTGCAAACGTGGCCTGAGACGCAGATCCTGATGCTCACGCATGTGAAGGAACTGATTGAGCAAAATGCCGCCAAGATGCGCGAACATTGGCCCAATGCACCAATGGGCATTTACTCGGCCAGCATTGGCAAAAAGCAGCTTGGCGAGCCCATCACGTTTGCTGGCATACAATCGATTGGCAAAAAGGCGGCGGACGTTGGCCATGTTGATTTGGTCATCATTGATGAGTGCCATCTGGTGAACCACAAAGAGACGGGCGACTATCGCACGTTCCTTCAGGAGTTGTTGAAGATCAACCCGGCGCTGCGCGTGATTGGTTTGACCGCCACGCCTTTCCGTTTAGGCCACGGCTATATCACCGACAAACCCGCCATGTTTGATGCGCTGTTGGAGCCTGTCAGCATTGAGGAGCTGATCTACAAGGGCTTTCTTTCCACCTTGCGCAGCAAGCACACGAAAGAACAGCTTGACGTTTCTGGCGTGAAGAAGCGCGGCGGCGAATATATTGAGAGCGAGTTGCAGGCGGCGGTTGATACGGAGCCAAAGAACAGGGCGATTGTTGATGAGGTCATTGCACTGGCAGGCGACCGCAAGGCTTGGCTGTTCTTTTGCACTGGCGTTGACCATGCCTATCATGTGGCGAAGGTTTTGCGGGACAGGAACATTCCCGCGGCCTGCGTGACTGGCAAGACACCAAAGAAAGAACGCGAGCAAATACTGGCTGACTTCAAGGCGGGCAAGCTGCGGGCGCTCACAAACGCCAATGTGCTTACGACAGGTTTTGATTATCCTGACATTGACCTGATAGCCATGATGCGCCCAACAATGAGCGCCGGGCTTTATGTGCAAATGGCGGGGCGTGGGATGCGCCTGAAGTCGCATACCGATCACTGCATGGTGTTGGACTTTGCGGGCGTGGTGGCCACGCACGGGCCTATTACGGCGGTACAACCGCCAAAGAAGGCCAAGCCGGGGCAGGAAGGCGAGAAGCCTGTGAAGCTTTGCCCTGAGTGCCACGAGCTTGTGCATCCGCGCACTGAGATTTGCCCGTCTTGTGGGTATCAATTTCCCATTGCGCAAAAGAAACTGGAACTGCGCCATGATGACATCATGGGGTTGGACGGCAATGAAATGAAGGTTACTGACTGGCGTTGGCGCAAGCACATTAGCCGCGCCAGTGGCAAGGAAATGTTGGCGGTGTCGTACTATGGGGGCTTGTCTGACCCCGCAATCACCGAGTATTTTCCTGTGACGCATGACGGGTATGCGGGGCAGAAAGCGGCGCAGAAAATCTTCCAACTCAGCACACTTTCAAAAGCAAAAATTAACCTGATGGAAACCAATCTTGACGCAATGTCTGATGCTCTAAACACTGGCGCACCGCCTTACTCCATCAAATATGAAAAAGAAGGCAAGTTCTATCGGGTCACAAATAGGAGCTGGTCATGAGGCACGACAAACCTGAAAAGCTTGAGGCATGGGAAATGATGATGAAAGAAATTTACGAGCAAGGTCCGCCAAGGTACTGCTACAACTGCCTTTATTACACTCGTGAAGGACGCTGCGAAGTGTTTGACATGGAGCCGCCAAAGGATTTTACTCAAGAGGCAAATCAGTGTGACCAATGGTTCATGGAGCCGCCCTTTTGAGTGACCGCATCCCAACCGAACATGAAGAACAGCGCGAAGTCGTTAAGTGGTTTCGCCAGACGTTCAAGGACGTTCGCATTTTCGCCATTCCTAACGGTGGTGCTCGCAGCATCACCACAGCCACCCGGCTGAAGGTTGAAGGGGTGAGCGCAGGCGTTCCTGATCTGTATGTGCCCGCATGGAAACTTTGGATTGAAATGAAGCGGGTAAAGGGCGGCGTGGTCGATAAAGCGCAAAAAGACTGGCACGACTACTTGACAAAAATTGGGGACACGGTGATCGTGTGTCTAGGTTCCGAACACGCTAAATCAATGATTCAACAGATACAGGAACAAGAAAATGACCAAGGACTACCGCATCGAAGTCAAAGTCAAAAATAACAAGCTGCTCGAAAAGATTGAAGAAGCTGGCTACGAAACTGTAACGGCGTTTTGCAAGGCGGCTGGCCTTAGACCAACTACCGTTGGACGCTTCATTAATATGAAGCAGGCCCCGATTGATAAGTTGCGCGGCACATATGCAGCGAATTTCATGAAGATGGTGGATTTCCTGCGTTGTATGCCAGAGGACATATTTCCAAAGGCGCAGATGCAGGAGGCGATGAAGGTCAATAAAGTCACCACCAAAGCAGACATTGGTGATGTGCAAAGTTTGACAACTTCCTTGCGGACGCTCGCGTTGCCGCCAGAAGATAAGATGATTTTTGAAGAAGCGCGGGCGGCAATTCAGAGAGCTATGGAGACGCTGACGCCTCGCGAGCAGCGGGTGCTGATGCTGCGGTTTGGGTTTCATGATGGGATAGAAAGAACGAAGGCTGAAATAGCAGAAGAGTTTGGTGTTTCCCGAACTTACATTGATCATATTGAACAAAAAGCTCTGCGAAAAATGAGGAATCCGCACAGGTCAAAAGAGATAAGAAAGACAATGGAAGACATCTTGGGGAATGAGCAATGAAAAAAGAAATCGGCTTTGCCACAATGAAAAAGCATAAACATCGCGCGGTATCTAGCAAGGGCGGTAAAGCCTGCCCTGCATCCACCAGAACCTTCAGCAATCGTGAGAAGGCTGTTGAGGCAGGCAAGAAAGGCGCGGCTGCGCGCATAGCCAAGCTGTGGGCTGCGAAGGCGCATTTATTGGAGAAGTGAGATGACTAAATTAACAGTCGAGCAAATTTGCTTATGCCAAGCATTGGAAAAACTCATCAAAGCGATTGTTAACGGAAGATCATACAATGATGATCTGCTTGAGGATGTGGTGCTTTGCGTTCAGAAGATGATGGATAAAGAAACCGCTTTGCGCGATCAGTTCGCAATGGCGGCGCTGACGGGATTGTTGAGTGATCCAGTACGAGATGCTGACTCCGCAGATTATGCTGAATGCGCCTATGAATATGCCGACGCCATGCTTGAAGCGCGAAAGGAAAAGAAATGAGCGACTTTTTTGCCTTTCTTCTGTTCTGCTGGGTAGTGTTCATGGTCGGTGCAGTCTGCATTTTAGTAACGTATGCAGTCTGTCATTTGCTGAGATCTATCCTCAAAGGGGAAATATGATGACTGACCTCATTCTCCCCCGCCGCCAGTTCCTCACCGGCCTTATAGGTCTTGTCGCCGCGCCAGCGGTGGTGAAGGCAAGTAGCCTGATGCCGGTGAAGTCGTTCGTTTTAGACCCATTTGATGATGGGTTCACAACGCATGATATTCGCGTCACATGCACCGAACGAATGACAATGGCTCAATTTCGTTCGATTGTCGAACCTGCCTTACGAGAGTCATTCGATAGGGCATATGATGCCAACAAATGGGATAATTTTTTTGGGAGTGTTGGGAAATGATCGACAAATCTAAAACTTACACGACACGCGATGGCCGCGAAGTCCGCATCTATGCGACGGATGGGCAAGATGAATGGCCAATTCATGGAGCCACATTAAAATCATTTGGATGGTCATCAGAATGCTGGACAAGAGATGGATCGTCACTCACTAATCAGCCTCATGCAGATGACCTCATCGAAGTCCGCCCCCGCCACAAGCGGACGGTGTGGCTTCATGTGTTCAAGGATAGCACTGTCTGTGCCACCGAAGACGCATATTATAAAATCACTGGTCGCATCGCCTGCATCAAGGTCGATCTGGATTTTGAGGAGGGAGAGGGTCTCTAATGGCTGGATCAATTCACCATGTCATCCATGACAATCGCTATACCGGGGCAGACTCGCTGGAGAATGTTGGCGACTTCGTTGAAACAATCGAAGAGTTTGCATTTGTTCTGCTTCGTCTGACAACTGAAGATCAACGCGCTCAAGCACTGAAAGAGTTTTATGCGTGTAGAAAGAAAGATGAATGGCCTGTGTGGTGGTCACCTGAGACAAGCTTCGAGGAGGGCGAGGGGCTATGAGCGATGATCTTGTGAAGTGGTTGCGTTATTGCGCGCCAGAGCGTCGAGACTGTGGGCGAAATGAGTTGGCAATGCTTGACGCCGCCGACCGCATCGAGCAGTTGGAGGCTTTGCTGGACGAAGACGTATTTAGCCAAACGCTTTTTGATGCTGTTGTGAACCAGAGAAATAGAGCAAACGACCGCATCGAGCAGTTGGAGGCGGCGCTGCGGGAAATAGCATGGATCGCAACGCCGGACCACGAAGAGGCGCGTCATAAAGCTACTGAGATCGCCCGCAAAGCACTGGAGGGGAAGAAAGATGATCGATGATTTTTGTGATGATGCAGATGAATGGAAACAGATCGCTGACAGCTATGCCTATGAGCTTGAATATCGCGATGCTCGAATTGATGAGTTGCAAGCGCGAGTGAAGCAGTTGGAGGCGGCGTTAGAAGATGCGCTGCAATACGTCTCACGAGCCGATTGGCATTACCTGAAAGACGAGACACACAAAGCACTGGAGGGGAAAGATGAATGATCGTTACATGGTTATCAGCCCAGATACGCTTGAGGCGATGCGCCGTGCTGGACATGCCGCTAAGTTAGAAGCCCGCATCGAGAAGCTGGAGGCGG